GTACCTAGAGCAGCACCATCAGATGCATCAGGTACGAAAGCTGTAGTAGCTGTTATTGTTGTGCCTTGAAGTGTACTAGAACCTGTGACAGCTCCTGTGACTGCTAGAGTACTTGATAGCGTAGTAGCTCCAGTAACTCCAAAAGTTCCTGCTACTGTACCATTTACATCTACGTCAAGTGTATCAATATGTGCAGTACCATCTATGAAAAGGTCTTTAAATTCTAGAGAGCTTGTACCTAAATCTACATCACTATCTGTTACTGGAGCTAATACTCCATCAGAAATTCTAATTTGTTCTACTGCTGCTGAAGATACTTCTACAAATACGCCCCAAGTATTGCCTGATACAGCAATTTTATTTAAAAAGTCTAAATCACCTATAGTGTGGATATTACCACCATGTCCTGCTGTACCATCGTGTCTGTGTCCTGTAGAACCTACAGTACTTGAATGATATGCAAATGCATTGACTAGTTGATTGTATTCGTTATTAAATAAAGCTGCTGTGATAGTATCACCATCACTCATTGAACTTTGTCGTGTATAACTGTATGCCATAATTATTGTCTCCCTGAAGGTACGTAATCTATATATAAACCATTAACTGTATAAGGTGAGTTTTGATCATCACTAAATATTCTAAAATAATTGCTATGTCCACTTCCCTCTACTACTTGTCTTGTTATCGGATCAGAAGATGCTCCAAATACATGTCCTGCTGTAGCTCCAAAAGCTGCTGTACCAAATATAGAAGGCTTATCAATGGATAAACTGTAATCAGAAGGCTGTGGAGTATCTGGATCATCAAAGTTGTATCTTATTCTTAATTTGGTAGCTACTGTGCCTTCTGGTGTTGCTGATATTTTAACGTATTTTAAAGTCTTTAATGTTCCTAAGTCTCCATAATCTAAATCAGGAGTTTGATATTCAGCTACTATATTAGTTGCAGTACCTGATGTATCCAGTAAATTATCTCCTGTATCATGGTTAAATACTCTTCCTGCATAATCTCCATGATAATGCTTTTCAACTCCACTTGAATCAAATCCTGAAGTTGTAGCAGCACTTGCATCTATACCGAAAGTTTCTGACCATTGAAATTGGGTAAAGCCTTGTTCGTTTGTTTTAAGTGTGCCTATTATTCCTTCGGCTGCATCACCTGAAGCACTAGAACCATAGTATAAGCGATATTGAGATTTATCTCGAATAACAATACTGCTTATATTATAAGTACCAACATTATCAGCAATTTCTTTCATTATAGGCTGAATAGATCGACTAACTGTACCTAACTCAACGTCACCAATTCTTACTGTACCAGCTAATGTTCTTATTCCATCTGGTGCTAAGAATACTAAGTCACCACCAATTTCTTGAATACTCTTACCATCTAAACAACCTATGTTCTTTGTAATTGGTGATACTGCTATGGAAGCAGCAATATTTATATTACTTAATTTCCAAATACTATTTCGACAGAATATTATTAAGTCATCCCTAAAGCTTTTAAGTCCTACTACTTGATCATCAAGTTTAATAGCTCCACCATCATTAGCAAAATCATCTATATCAGCTCCAGTAATTTTAGCTGAATCACTATAATAAATAGTATTAGGTGCTGTAGCTGCTCCACCAACTACTAAATGTTTATCATGCATAGTACAAAACTTAGGATAAACTGTACTACTTACTGTAATTGTGTCAGCAAAAAAGGTACGACTACTTAATGCTGAACCAGTACCTGTCATCTTAAAATAAAAAGGTAATGCACCTGATCCTTCATCGGTTATAATTACTTCTCCGTAATCAGTATCACCTTCAAAAGTTGCAAAATGTGCTAAACCTTGTGAGGTTCTAGCTACAGCACTACGACCTGTAAAGGTACTATAGTTATCTCCTCCACCTGCAACACTTCCCATATTAATCTGTAGCCAACTTTCTCCGTCTTGACTAAAATATATATTAGTACCTACACAAGCTATTACACCATCTGCATAAACGTGTAAGCCTAATATATCATCATCTGAACTAGGATTAGCTGCACTAGCACCACCAAATGCAGAGAAGCCATTAATTCTTCTATAACCACCTGCTATATCAACTTCAAAGTTTCTTAACCTTGTTGCTGCTCCGGGTCTACGCAAAAGCTCAAAAGAACTGGAAGACTTGTCGAGTCCTCCTTCACATGCTAGTGCGTATGGTTGTGATGGCATTAGATATGATCCGTTGACATGTAGCTAGGTGTAGGATTCATTAAAGCTGATCGCATTTGTTTTAATCCTTTTTTATAATCTTCTAAAGCGAAGGCTGCTTGTTGTGGAGCATCTTTAAACTGATGGAAATGATATCTAGCTCGTGCCATTAATACTGGAGAATATACGTCTGGAAAAACTGTAGCATCTCCATGAGCATCTAATGCTGTAGGTAAATCCCAAGCAAAGAACCAGACTCGATAAATTTTATCAGGTATAGGACTTACGCCAAACTTTCTAGCATCAGGACTTCGGATAACAAATTTAGGTTCTCCATAATTTTGAGTATCTGCATCATCTATATTCTCAGATTCTCTTAAATGATCTTTCCATTCTTCAGTTGTAACAAATTTTAAATTTTGACTAGTATAAGGAGAACTTACTCCACTTACACCTATAGTAGTTAGATAAAAATTATCCCAATCTATTGAACCATAATCTGCTGTAATACTGGAACTGGAAGCTTTTAATTCATACCATCGAGTTCCTGCGACAGTCTCTACATAGACATTACCATAGAAAGGGTCAGTTGCACCACTTTCTCCTGTGGCTAAAAAAGCCCATTGAGGCTCTGCCATTACTATATCACTATAGGCTCTATTGATACAGTCTTGAGCATGAGCTTGTATGCCTACTGCACTACCGAAGTTTGATGAAGTTAAAACAACTTCATTTAATTCTCTTAATAGTTCGTTGGTTAAGTTTAGATATGTTGCCATTCTTATGTATCCTTATTAAATATACGATCCCATCCAGAATCGTACTTCTCTTTGTTCTCTTTCGAGTAAAACTTTCCAGATAAGCCTATCTGGTTATTCTTTTTCTTGTTCCTTAAAACAATAGGCTGTTCTTCCGAACCTATTTGTGGCATTATGCTTTTTGCGTTGTATAGGCTTCATTAACATCAGGTGTTGATTTATCATCACCCTTATACTTCCCTTTCTTAGTTCTTGCTCGAACTATTTTACCAAAGTATTTTTCCATTCTTGGTCCAAAGTTATTCTTTAGCCAAGACTTATACCACTTATTAAGTTCTGTTTGATCCCAACTCATGTTGTTCTCCTTTAAAAATGTATGGGAGAGAACAATAAAGCCCTCTCCACATACGTAAGTATTAGTCTATTCCGTAGACTGTATTATTAACTCGCTTGAGTTGTTGTAATACCGTCTTGAACTTTACATTGTCCGTCAAGATACCAATTAGTACCATCAGACCATACATGAGCATAATCTCCATGAACGGCTTTACTAGCCACTAATGAAATAGTATCTGCGTCTGTAACTGTAGCTACCGAACCTGCTGCATCTTCCGGAGAAGATACGTTACCTACAATAACATTAGCACTTGATGCTGTCACTATTGTATGAGTACCTGTAGGTTCTGTTGCTCCAACATAAAACCAATACTCTAGTCCTGCCGCTACAGCAGGTAGTGTTTGTATTCTAGCTGTTGCAGTATTCATAACAAAACGAGTGCCTGATTCGGCTGCTGTAATTGTATTAGCTGCAGTTATCGCCTCTGTATCTGAAGGTTTCTGAACTTTAGTAGCCAGAGTACGAACATCTATTGTTCTTGCTGAATTACGACCAGTATCTTTTATATTTACTATTGCCATATTATTTACCTCTTAAAATTTAGGTGTTAAAAAAAGAGGAGGAGTCCTAAGACTCCCCCAAGTTTAGGTATTAGTCAATACCATAGAATGCACCTACAAGGGCTTCATCTCTAAGTACTTTCGCACCAAAAACATGAAGACCACGCACAATGTCACCAAACGATGTTGGGTCTCTCAACACTTCTGTTGATAGAATTGTGTTTGCAGTCGCAGTAGCTGATATGGAACCTGCCAAACATTTACCTGCCGCATTAGATGTGTCAGCTATGTTATTTGACTTGTACATTTCAAAGCCACGAAGTTTTCCACTAGAAACTAATCCGTTTCTAATAGAACCCATTCCAGCATTGTAGTCTACAGACAACAATTTTGAACTAGAAGCTCCTAGAACTTCGTAGAAGTCAGGACCGGCAACGAACCATCTACCTTCTTCAGGTACGTTTTGATCGTCTAATAGTCTTGCCATTCTAGACATAACGTCTAGAGGGTCATGTTCATCAGTTCCAAAACCAATGTCTAGGTTACCTGTTCCATCAAAAGTTCCAGAAGCTAAATCAGTAGCACTGTCAGAACCTAACACGTGGTTAGGTGATGAAGCAGATAGACCAGCAAACATAGTTACAAGTACAGCAGCATCGTAAGCATCTTTCAATGCGTATGCAGCAGAGCTTGAAG